GCTTTTACCGTTTTATCCCCGCTTATTGCTGTAGTTATTCCATTTTTCCTACTACGTTTCCTACGACCTGAAGTACGGTTTAGCACCGACGAGTATTTGGTGCGAGTTAAACAAGTTCTTTTACAACAAATTACTATTCCTTCGTTTTTAAGGTCGCGCCACGAAGGGGACCGCCTAGGATTTATCTTTGAATCGCTTTTTATCGGACTCACCCTTGCTATGTTTATTAGTGGCATCTGGTCGCAAATCACAACCGCTATTCATACACGTACCATTTGGTTTGATTTGGACGAACGGGGAAACCATATACAGCATATGTATTCGGTTGCCAAAGACGCCCTTAATACTCTCAAAACCTTATCACCCAAAGCTCAACGGGCAGCCGCTCGTCTTATTGATAGTGGCGAAGCCGCAATTTTAGGTTGTAAAGAACTTGATGGACTAGACGGTGTTGCTACCTTTGGCTGTGTATGGAATTATTCCGAACATGTCAAAATACTCAAAGCGTGGATAGCCGAACTTGACTGCTACTCAGCCATTGCTAGTCTTGACGGTATTTGCTTTCCTACAATTCGTAAAACAGTCGGGCTAAAACTCACTGGCGTTCATCACCCATTTGTAAAAGGCTGTATTAGCAATAATTACTCAACGGAAGGGCATTCTATTCTCACCGGTCCCAATCGTGGTGGAAAATCCACTTACTGTAAATCGGTAGGATTGGCGGTTGTAACGGCGCAGACTTGGGGATTCGCCTGGGCGGATAAAATGTCCTTCTCACCGTTCGCAACGATTGTAACCGCGCTAGAACCTGCCGGTCTACTCGGCTCAATGTCAACATTTGAGGCGGAAATTGAATTTGCCAAATCGGTTCTTGCCGCTTCAGGGTTGCCGATGTTTGTGATGATGGACGAAATCTTCCACTCTACCAACGCCGGTGACGGATTGGAGGCAAGTCGTGTATTTATGCGACAGCTCTACAAACGTAAGCAGGTAATTTCAATGATTTCCACACACTACAAAGACCTGGCAGAATCGTTTGGTGAATTGGCTACGGCAATACAAATGGAGGCGACTGATGGTACAAATGGTTCGCTTGTCTATAGTTATAAAGTAATACCTGGTATTTCAGACAAAAGTAGTGTAATGGAGATTCTACAGGAACGTGGTTTGTTGTCTGCGTAGATGCCCGGCGTTTTTGCGGTCAAATTATACAAGAAAGATTGCCCCCTGAAGCAGAGACAAAATGAATCTGTCGGATACGTTCTATGTAGCCCTATGTATGACTGTATTAATTTTGGGTGCCGTCTATTGGTTCTGGACGCAAAATCAGTTTATGCTCCGCAAACTCAATCTACTTGAAAACATCGTTTACGAGATGAAGATGGCACTATCAACGGGTCCGCCACAAGGCGCCCCGGCAGCCGATAACGGACCAGGTTTCGCCGGTGCCGGTGCTACGCCCTACGCCCCTGCTCCTGGCTCCGTGATGAGCGACGATGATGCCGAAATCCTCAATGATGACCTACACGGCGTCCTCAATGGTGGCGCCGACTCATCGTCCACGCCGTTTGTGCCCGTTTCGCAGGACTCGCCCGTTTTACAGGTATCGGAGACGATTCATTACTCAAAGCCTGACGAATTGGCGGAGCCTGATGCCGCCACCGCCGCGCCTGTTGCCGATGACCTTCAGCCTGGTGGTGTCGGTAGTGGCGTACCCGATGTAAAGGGTAACGGCAACGGCGCCTACGACGGTATGAAGCTCTCAGAGCTGCGCAAACTTGGTGAAAGCCGTGGTATTTCAGGCGCCAAGGAGATGAAGAAGCAGGCGCTTATTGACGCCCTCCGTAATTCGCCTATAATGGGAACCTTCGACCTGAACGAGGGCGTTCTTGATCTAAACTAAATATTTGTTCCTGACAGAAGAGGATGAGTAGCTTAAGCTTTGCTCCTGTCATGTCGAACCCCGCGGGTTCAGCCTGTTTTACATCCACAGACCCGCATTACTCTGAGACCGGCGCACCCGCACGTATGGCGGATGGTCGCCTTGTCACGGACTACCGCCCACGTTGCTACCAGTACCCATTGTTGGCTGCGCAGACGTGGGGTGATAATGACGCCCGAGCCCGTATGGTTCACGGCGCCGATGAACTGATGGCTGCTGCGCGTGAGATGAATGACCGTAAGAATACGCCGACGGCGTGTGACGATACAATGGTTCCCGAACTTTACAAGCGTGTCTGTACTTGGGAGGGCTGTAAGACGATTCCTGGCAATTTCCAGGGTATCGGCACTGGTCGTATCTACGTACCCGCCGCCGCCGGCAATGCTTCGTCGCCCCAGGCACTTTCCGATGAGAGTGTGCCACAGATACCTAAGACTTGGCCTCGCCATCCGCCCCGTATGCCGTCGCAGTGCGCTGTTGACGACCCCGAGACGCAGTGGGTACTCAAGGGCGATGTAGCAAACTACGGTGGTTCGGCAAAGTCGCACCCCTATTCCGCGCCTCGGGCTTGAGGTTAATTAGCAACGCTTTATAGAATGGAGCATTCTGTATCCGGTAATGGTGTACAGGGAGTCGTACGACGAAATCCTGTAGACGGCAATGTAACAGTAAAAGGACAAATAACTGGTCTCGGTACTGTACCTCAGAAGATTATATATATCGCAGCTGCGCCTGTAACGCGTGGCATTGGCTTTGCCGGTTCAGGACAGCCCTACCCGTCCAAGGAAATCGCCTACTCCAACACGCCCAATACTGGCGTTGTTGATTCGCCTGATGGTACTTTTACAATTGAACTCAAGGGTATTCCCGCCGGTTACTTCAGCGGACTAGGTAGCATCTATATCCCGCCCTGTGTAGACTTTACTTGCTTTACTGCGCAAAGGAAGATGTTTCATACAACGTTGCTGATTACCGAGACGGCTGCGCCCTGGCGTTGGGGATCTGGCTCTCCTGCCACAATGAGCCCTGAAATTGACAGCCCTGATTCTACCGGTCGCGCGATGTACTATTTTGGGCGTGAAGCGCTACCACTGTTTAATAATCAAGAGGCACAATTACGTGCGCGTGGCTACCCCGGTGAAATGACGTCTCGTGGTTGGCCCGAGGCTGACGATTCAAAGCCGTGGGCACACGCGTCGCCGCCGTCTTAACCCGTTAAAAAAATTGAACCTTTTCAATAGTACTATTAGATTCGTACATTGAAAATGTCAACCGTTGCTATATGCGGTGTAGATGCCGATTACGATCGGCTTGTTTCCTTCCTTTCTAGTTCTGGACATGTTGTGGTTCCCTGGGCTTCTAACATTAGTCGGTTGGTGTGTGGCGAGGCTGCGGGTGGTCGGTGGAAAGTTGCCGAGGCACGGCGACTTGGTATTCCTGTGGTGACCGTGGCTTCGGTGTTGGCTATGGCGCAACGGGCTAGTGAATTGTGGGTGACGCGCTATGCCCCGCGTAAGCTCAAGGACATGATTGGCGGCACCGGTCCTATTACCGAATTGTCGGCGTGGCTGATGGGGTGGGGGGCTGGGGCTGTGCGTGGAGCGCTGGTGACCGGACCGCCTGGTATCGGTAAGACGACTGCTGTTGGGTTGATTGTGCGCGGGTGCGGGTACGATTTGGTAGAGTTCAACGCCTCTGATGAGCGCTCTGCCACGGCGGTTCGTCGGTACTTTGACGAGGCAAAACGGAGCGGGTGCTGTGGTCGGCGTCGTGTGATTGTAATGGACGAGGTGGACGGAATGAGCACCGGCGATCGCGGTGGTATTGGTGAACTGGCTAAGGTGATCGCTGGGTGTGCGTTTCCCATTATTTGTATCGCGAACGAACGGGGAACGCCTCGGTTACGTCCACTTACTTCGTGCTGTCTTGATATCCGCTTTCAGCGTCCAACAAAAACGGTCATTGCTAAGGCACTGTTTGAACGGGTTGTTAAGGCGGAAAAGCTTAATTATACAGTGGCTGCTGTGGAGGAGCTCTGTGAGCGAAATGGCAATGACATCCGTTCGGTGATTAATGCCCTTCAGTTCTCATCTGCGTCGCTTGTTGACGGGGTGAAGGACCCGTTACAACGGGTGGATGCCTTCTCTGCTACCGGTCGGCTTATCGGTGGTGGCGACTCTCGCGCCGTAAAAGATGAACTAGTCTTTCTGGATTACGGTATGATTCCGCTAATGGTAGCTGAAGGGTATGTTGCCGCCGCAGGAAAACCACGTAGCGGAATTAGGGACGAAAAGGTGTTGATTCAGCGTTGTGCTGTTGCCGGTTCGCATTTAGGTGACTATGATATTCTTGACCGTCGTATTCGCGGGTCGCAGACCTGGTCCTTGATGCCCTACGCTGTTTCAGCAGTCGTATCAACAGCAGTTTCGGTGGAGGGTATTGCCCCCTTCCAAATCTTTCCCTCCTGGCTTGGCAAACAATCTAAGCGACTCAAGCATCGCCGTTGGTTGCGTGATATGCGCTCTCGTGGGGTAATTGGGGGCTCAGGGGAGGGTATGCTAGATACACTTGATTGCCTTCGGTCAATGCTGTTTGTAAAGGGTAAAACTGCGACGGAGATTGTTGGACAATTAGTGGATATCGGTGCCACACGCGATGATATGTTAGAAACGATTGTAGATATGACGTATAAGGATGATGCGGGACGAGTGGCGTTAGATACAAAGACCAAGGGTGGAATTACGCGCGAATGGAAGAAAGTAGAGGCAAAGATGACGGTGGGGCGAGTGAAGCCGGAGACCGCTGATTTGGATGATTTGGATGATATAGATGATAGCGATGAAGAGATAGATATGCTGTAATTTGTAATTTGTGTTTTGTAGTTTGTAGTTTGTAGTTCAACACGTCGTTTTTTAAACGAACAATTGAAAAACTTGATTTGGTTTATGTGGGCATTTACGCCATGCGGAAGCCGCCCGCCAGCTGCGAGCCGAGCGCCAAACCCGCACCCTGGCGAGACGTGAGTCCGACCGAGGGCGACAGGAGATCTAGGATGGCGAAGACAACCGCAGCCGTCGTGGCAATCACGGCAATCTCCTCCAGCTGGGGGACCTTGCGGGGGATGATGACCATCGCTACCGCAACGGCTAGACCCTCCAGGAAATACTTGACAGCGCGAGTTAGGAGTTCAGTTCCGTTAAAGCCGTCCATTTGTTCTTATACTCCGGGCAAGGAAAAAAAGTGGAGATGTTTGCGTTAAAGTTTAAAGATATAATTCATTCAATGCTCTAGAAACTATGGCGGACACTACAGAAACCGAGCAGAAGGAAGTTTTTCTCGAGGCGGATAAGGAAATTCCGGGACAGCACTATGTGGCACTCAGCTTCATTAGTCCGCAGAAGGTACTAAAGAACAAGGACCTGTATTTTTTTGGCGAGTTTCTAAAGGATTACGATATGCAGTACAAGGTAAAGTCCACCGAGGGATTTGTAATGTCAGAGGTACAGAAGGTTCAGGAGGCTGCGTCAAAGGTTCAGGATGTTGTTGAGAACGCTCTCCTCAAGAAGAATGCCCTTAAGGTGGGAGACCTCAGCGGTGCGCTCCAGCTGATTGATGACCTCAGCGGTGCCCTTCAGACCATCAAGGATGTTCGCCGTACGTTAACAAGTGACATTGCCGAGGATATGAGTGCTTATGTCAAGGCGAAGGTTGCCGATTTCCGTGAGTCCGCCATTAAGGAGGAGTACGAGACGTTCCTTTTCAAGAACAGGAAGCGTATGGATGACGAGTTCTTTGCGAAGAACGACTTCCGTACAACGGTTCAGGGCGTGAAGGTTCGCGGTGTCTATGATACGTACAACGAGGCAGTTCACCGTTGTAAGACACTACAGAAGATTGACCCCTCCTTCAACGTCTATGTTGGTCAGGTCGGTTTCTGGCTCCCCTGGGATCCTGAGCCGCACGATATTAGCGACCAGGAGTACGCCGACGACCAGCTCAATACCCTCATGAAGAAGTACAAGGAGAACGAGAAGACGCGCGACGAGCTATACCAAGAGCATAAGATTCTACGTATGGGCGAGGCAAAGACGAAGAAGCCGGTTATTGGTGCTAATGTGAAGGATGAGTCCAAGCCGACAAAGGATATGTTTGCCGACGAGGACCCGTTCATGAAGCGTAAGCGTGAGCAGGCGGAAGCCGCTGCCGCCGCGGTCACTGCCTCTGTGATGAAGTCCGTGGATGCCAGTGCAGCTGCGCTAGCTGCGGGTGCCCCTGCCGAAAATACCCTCACGATGTAAATGGGTTGTCCGTACAAATACCTTCTTGGCGTCCCTGGAGAAGGCTTTCATTCAACACGTATCTTTGGATACGCGCTAAATGATACACTAGCAACGATTGTTTTAGCGTTTGTAACCGCTTATTTACTTAAATTACCGTTTCTAGGCGTTTTAATATTTTGGCTAGTGGTCGGTGAAATTTCACACTACGCATTTGGTACACAAACGGCATTCCTGACATCTATTGGTGTTAAGGTGCCGTGTGAGTAAAAATCTTGTGCGTTTATAGAAACAACTATGCACAGCTACCTGATGAGTGCCTTCACTGCTTTATTGTTTGTTGTCCTCACGCCCGGTGTACTACTCACCATCCCTCCCAAGGGTTCCAAGGTCGTTGTTGCGGTTGTCCACGGCATCATCTTTGCCCTTATTTACCACTTCACGCACAAGGCGGTCTGGCGAATGACGCGTAAGTATGAGGGATTTGCTAATAAGCCTGTACCCATAACTAGCAAATTAAACCAGGGCTTTGAGAATCCCCCTAAGGAACTAAAGGAGATCGCATCATCTCTAGGATTCAAACTAACATCTAAATAAACTTCAACGCTTTTAGAGAATGATTGCGTTTATAGTATTCCTCTTTGTCGTACTGACGCCAGGAGTAATTCTAACTTTGCCACCCAACGGCTCTAAGACAACCGTAGCAGTTGTTCACGGTATTCTGTTTGCCTTAATATACTATTTTGCCTTGACAAAACTTGAGCGATTTACAGATGTAGGTCCTAATGCCGATATTGCTATCAAAGGATATCAAGATATCTATACTAAAATTGCCACCATTGGCAACCCAAAAGCTAAACCAGTTTAGCTTTAGGATAAACTTCATTATAAATAGAAAGATGTTCAGTTATTTGATGACTGCCTTTACAACTCTGCTCTTTGTTGTTCTCACTCCAGGAGTTCTACTTACCATACCACCCAACGGCTCTAAAGTCGTTGTTGCGGTTGTACACGGAATCGTATTTGCCCTAATCTACTACCTTAGTTATAAGGCGGTTTTAGCTTTGACCCGTAAATACGAGGGATTTCAGTCCGTCTGTAGCACTGAGCACCCTGACGGAATCTGCCCCGATAATTACAAGTGTAATGCGGGTTATTGTACCAGCAAATTCCGTTAATTGTAAAAAAATGATTTAAGGATTTCTGAATTTCTAACAAGGTATACCACTATGCTAGTGCTTTACCTAGTTCCCGAGAATGACGCTGTCAAGACGATGTATACGGCAGCTGCGGTTGCGTATATGGCAAAGCCCCGCAGTGAACGCGATGCCGGTTTTGACCTATTCTCTGTGGCAGCTTCCGTGCCTGGAATGAGTCCTACGGCTGTTGGCGGTAGCAGCAGCGGTGGTACGGCGGTCAAGGTCGGTCAGACCTGTCGCGCCGCTGTATACGATCCTTTGCTTGGACGATTCCGTGCCTACTGGATGCTTCCCCGCTCCTCCATCTCCAAGACACCGCTACGGTTGGCGAATTCCGTGGGGTTGATTGATGCCGGTTACCGTGGTCCGCTCCTTGCTATGGTCTACTCCACTGGCTCTGACTTTGCCGTTGCTGCTGGTGACCGCTACTTCCAGATTGCCGGTCCTGAACTACAGCCGTTTGAACGTATTGAAATCGTAGATGAAATTCCTGGTGGTGCGACTATTCGCGGTGCCGGTGGCTTCGGTAGTACTGGTCGTAGCGGTGTGGCTGCTGCCGAGTCTCAAATCAACGGCGGTATTGATTACATCCGCTGAATTCGGTCTAAACATTTTTTAAGTTGGTTTTATAAATGGTACAAAGAATACCAATGGAAATAGGCAATGCCCTAAGAGAACTAGCACGGCAGGATCCTTACGCCGCGCCTGGCTACTTATGGAAAAATCCTTATAATCCTCGGTCCACAGGACGGCGTTGGACTCCGCGGACATTAGAATTCTTTCAGCGGTGGCAACAATATGAACGACAGAATTTGGATGAGTTGGCTGCTCAGACTAATACTTATTTACCTGAAGCACCGGTCCCTTTGTCGCCGCTCCCGTCGTCAACATAGGCATCCCCGTATCTCCTGCCTGTTCCGCCAACTCCTTCTGCCGCTCGTACTCCGCCGACCGCACCCAATGATCCCGCGACCCAATCTTAAAATCAGGATGCGGTTGCGCCTTGTACCAGAATACACAGTCCTCAATCTTATTTGTATGCGCACCGTTGTGAATCACCAAACACTCGTAATCCTCGGTACACTGGTCCATAATCTGGCAGAACAGCTCAAAGGTTGGAAAAATACCGGCAAACTGCTCGTAAATTCTACGACGGGCTGAGACCTGATTCTCTCGCAGAATAAATACGTAATCTACCTGTCCTCGTAGGACTGGCGGAATACCCATCACATACTGGATAGCAAGAATGTACAGAAGTCCGTAATGACGTCCGTTCATGAACAGCGAACGAATCCACTTATCGTTCACCCACTTATTATCGTACAGGCAATCGTCCATAATGATAAATGCTTTACGGTCTAGTTGTGAAGATCCGCGCGTTTCCGTCTCCTTGCGAATTTGCTTTGTAATCTGCTCTTGGCGCTTGAGCACATTTGATACTGTTTGCGGTACCACTTCATCGTGAATAAACAGACTCGGTACCATTGAACCATAGAAGGCGTTGGCGCCCTCGGTGCCCGAAAACACTGTGCCAATAGGAAACTTCTGCTTGTACCACATCAAGTCCTTGATAAGCCATGACTTACCCGTACCACGGCGTCCAATAAACAAGACAACACCGTCGTCGGGAATCATATTCATATTAAATTTGGAAAGGCGAAGGTTCATTGTGGGACGGGGGGCGCCACTGCCTCCGTCGCCCCCCATGGTCGGCAGCATCGCCGTTAATCCCATACCAGGTCTCGCCGGAGCACTCATTTCTGTTGATATATACTTCTTTCATTTTTCTTTTACCGCGTATCCGTGTTTCTATGCGGAAAGTCTCTTAAATTAGACCCGGCACTGGGTTTAGAAATGCCTGGTAACCGAAACAGAGGTGGTCGTGGTGGTCCTCCACGTGGTCGTGGCGGTCCTGCCCGTGGTGGTCGTGGTGGTGCTAACGGTCGTGGTGGTGCTAACAATAGTGGGGCTACGGCGGGTCGTGGCGGTCGTGGGGGTGCCCGTGTAGCACGACCCTTTGTTACCGAACTACCCGCCAGTCTAACTCTCTCTGGTTCCCCTAACGAATTGCCTACTGTAATTCGTGAGGCAATGACCGAATTTAAGAAACCTCAGGCGTACTTTTCTGCTCTTGAGAAACTACAACCGTCGTTTGAATCCTCTATTCACGGTTATCAGTCCTGTTGGCTCGGTATATCCGGTGAAACAATAAGTGGAGTAGAGCGCAAATCTGAGTCTAGTTTTGAGGGGGCACTTATTATGACCGATGGGGTCAAGCGTGATATCTTCATCAAGCGTATTCATTTAGTCGACCCTCTTGCCGCCATGGAAGGGGAATACATTTTGCCCGATGACGGTGCTCTTGCCGCTCCTAGTGAACTATGGAAGAATACCTTAATGAAAATCAATCACCCGCTCAATGAAGCGTATGTTGACTGTCTTTTTGCGTTGTATGCCTCCAAGTTTGTCGAAAGCCGTATTTCACCGCATTGGTGCCGTTGCTACGGTACCTTTTCTGCTCGTGTAGATACCTACGTATACAATATTTCCGAAGAATACGATTCTCTCCGTCGTAAACCCTGGTGGAAAATCAATCAACGCCTTGGACTCTTCAAATACCAGGAGAACGACGAAACTCCCAAAAAGTCTCTAGAATCGCTATTTACACAGCCTGGTGAGGCATTATCTCTAGACGATTTCGTATCGGTTGATGCCGAAATGGGGGTACCTGTATCTCTAACAAATGATATTATGGTCAGCGAGGAGGAGCCGGTTACGACAAGCGAGGTGCCGGTCAAGCTGACGAATCCTAAACTGCGCCTTAAGCGTATGTCCGATTCCGAATCTGGCTCTGGCTCCGAGTCTGGCTCTGGCTCTGGTTCTTACGAAAGCGACGAAAGTGAAGAGCTGGTTGAATTTTATAATTTTCCCGTACAGGTTTCACTGCTTGAGAAAGCCGATGGCACAATGGATACGCTTCTAGACGATGAGGACGGCGATGACGCCGCGATGATTGAAACAAAGGATACGCGTTGGGCAGCGTGGCTTTTCCAGGTTATTGCCGGTCTTGTGGTTGCCCAGCACTACTTCGGCTTTGTCCACAACGACTTACACACCAATAATATTATGTGGAACGGTACAGGTGTGACTGATATGTACTACCGCGTCATTAAGGGCAAGGAGTCCTGGTATATGAAGGTGCCTACGTATGGACGTCTAATGAAAATTATTGATTTTGGTCGCGCGTCGTTCACGGTTCCTGGCTGTGGCTTCTTCATTTCCGATGCGTTTTTCCCTGGTAATGACGCTGCCACCCAGTACAATTGCGAACCCTTTTATGAGACGGGTGAAGGGAAGAAAGTAGAGCCTAATACATCGTTTGACTTATGCCGTCTTGCTGTATCATTGCTTGAATCACTCTTTCCGGACCGCCCCGCTAATGCTACGCCCGTCAAGATTATGTCGCGCGAAGGCTCCAAACTCTACCCCGAAACGGTCAGTCCTGTTTACAATATGCTATGGGAGTGGCTAACGGACGACGACGGCAAGAACGTGCTTCGCACACCTGCCGGCGAAGAGCGCTACCCTGATTTTGATCTTTACCGTGCTCTTGCCGCCGAAGTTCACAACGCCGTGCCCAAAGTACAAGTGGAAAAGCCGCTGTTTGCCCAATTCCGCTGTTCTGCCAAAGATATTCCCGCAGATACGCAAGTTTATGAATTGATTTTAGCCCCTTAATAACAGAGAATGAACCAGTATTGGAAAGCGAAAACATATATGATCGCCATGGTTCTATTGGTTGTTGGCGGTCTCAATTGGGGCGTCAAGAGTTTTACTGGTAAGGACTTTGTTACATATGCCACCGGTCGTAATGTTATCCTCGCAAATCTTATTTTTGGCGCCGTTGGCGTTGCCGCCCTTTTCATCGGCTTACACCGCGACAGCTACTTACCCTTCCTCGGCAAGTCGCTCATTCCTTGCGAAGTCCTACAAGTCAAGGTTCCCGAGAATGCTGATATTTCTAAAGAAGTCGTTGTCGGTCCCGGCACGAAAGTGCTCTACTGGGCTGCTGAACCGGCAAATAAGGACCTACACGAGTTGAACGATTGGCAACACGCCTACCTTGCCTTCCGCAATGCCGGTGTTGCGATTGGTGATAAGTCAGGTGTTGCTACGCTCAAGGTACGTAAGCCTCAGCCGTACAAAGTGCCGATTAAGGGTAATCTCTCGCCCCACATTCACTACCGTAAGTGTATGGGAGCCGGACTTATTGGACGTGTCCACACGGTTGGTTTGGATTCCAAGGAGTTCTTCGAGAATTACGTGGAGATGCAGGAGACTATGGAGCCCGTCACTGAGAAGTCGGCGTTTAACTACGTCAAGCCGGCGGAGGCTCTTGCCGAGGCACAACAGGTGACCCTTAAGACCCTAAACCGTTCTTTAATGCCCCAGGGCGGTGCGCCCGATGAAGGCAGACTCACAGCCGGTACGCCGATTGATAACGCTTTTACAGCCGTAAATACACCGCTTGTCGGTGCGTCGCTAGATGTAGCGTTTACCGGTAAGGGAATATAATTTGTTATCTGGGTTATTTTATATTTAAAAAACAAATTGTTTTATTAAATATACAATGTCAGTTGTGCCCAATAAAGCTCCGACTGTTTACGTGGATTGGGTAGTTGCTCAAGCTAATAGTAGTACCGATGTTAATACATTATCAATTCATTCTAGTGGAACTTTAGTTGTATTTGCTACAAATAGGGGCTCAAATTCTACATACTTTTCAACAGATGGTGGGATAAGTTATACTCAAGCAACAACGGGTAGTGGTCCAGGAACAAATGGAATAACTGGTGTAGCCGTTTATGCCGTTACCGCTAATAAATTTTATGTTGTTTCACCAGGAGTTGGACTTTATAGATATTCAATCGGAACTGGTTGGAGTGGACAACTTATAACTCCTGTTAGCAACACTGACACATTTACGAGTGTCGCTACTAGTGCGAATGGCGTTTATATATTTATAACATCAAATACTGCTAGTAGTGGTCAAGGCACTATAACATATAGTACTAATAGCGGTTCTACCTGGTTAAACTTTCCTCGTCTTGATGATGGTCCAGCACCGGCAGCAGGCACTGTACTTCAAACTATGGATATAAAATCTATTTGCTGTGATTCTACGGGAACATATGTATTTTTTGCGTGTGCTGGTGGAGGTCCTGGTGCTGGTCTTTATTCTTCAGCTGCTGGTGGAGCATCCAATTATTGGCACGGAACTATTGTAGGTCGTATATTTTCATATGTAAGTTGTAGCACAAATGGTAATGTTGTTCTTGTTGTAGGATCAGGTGGAATATTTCTATCAACAAATGGTAATTCAAAAACAGGCTCAGGAGGAACAGCATTATCCACCGCTACATTTTCTTCTGTATTTTCTGGTAATCCTTCTGGTGACGTAACTAGTTGTTCTGTAAGCCAAGATGGCACAAAATTATATTTTACTACATCAAATAGTAGTGGTGGCATATACTACTCGTCTGATTTGGGCACTACCTGGCGAATTATTCCATATAGTCCTAATACAATAACAGGAGCAAATAACTTAGCATTAAGACCAGATGGGTACCCTGTTGTTTTAGTTGATACTAGTTCTAATGTTGATTACGGTACAGTCACAGTCCTCTGCTTCAAAGAAGGTACCAAGATTCTCTGCTTTGTGGACAACAAGGAGACGTATTTGCCTATAGAATACATCGCCCCTGGTACGCTTGTAAAGACTCGGAGTAGCGGATACAAGAAGGTGGAGTTGATTGGGCACTCTAAAATATACAATCCTAGCAACTCTATTCGTGGCAAAAACCGCCTTTACAAGTGTACCAAGACGAACTACCCTGAAGTATTTGAGGACCTAATTGTGACCGGTTGCCATTCCATTCTTGTAGATGATATTACCGATAAACAGCGTAAGGATATTACGGAACTCGCTGGACGTATTTTTATCACAGAGGATAAGTACCGCCTGATGGCGTGTTTGGATGAACGCGCCGAGCCGTATACTGAGGAGGGTGTCTACACTGTCTGGCATTTTGCTTTAGAGAATGATAATTACTATTTTAATTACGGCGTGTACGCGAATGGTCTGCTGGTAGAAAGCACCAGTCAGCGCATGATGAAGGAGCTGTCCGGTATGGAGTTGGTCTGAGATTTTTGCGGATTT